AAAACTTAATTCTTTAGTAGAAGGTTTAGAGTACGATGATAAAGAATCTTTCGAAATGAAAGTTGGTACTATCAGAGAATCTTACTTCGGTAAAGGTAAAGTTGAAGCAGCTGACGAAGTGAACAGCCTTGCAGGTGAAGATACAGCACCAGTTGATGTATCAGATACTATGGCTATGTACACACAAGCAATTAGTAAATTTAACAAATAGAATCATTAGGGGAAAAACAAAATGTTTAACGCAGATTCACAATTAATCGAAAAATGGGCACCAGTGCTCGAGCATGCAGATGCTCCTGCAATTGGTGACAAATACAAGAAAGCTGTTACAGCTAGATTGTTGGAAAACCAAGAAAGAGCCTGCAGAGAAGAAAGAGCACAAGCTCAAGGTAACTTCATCTCAGAAGCAGCTCCTTTAAACCACGTTGGCGCCGGTATGGGTGCTACCGCTGGGGAAATTGCTGGATTCGATCCAGTATTAATCTCTCTCGTAAGAAGAGCAATGCCTAACCTTATCGCTTATGATGTAGCCGGTGTTCAGCCTATGACTGGACCTACTGGTCTTATCTTTGCGATGAAGTCAAAGTATGGTTCACAAGGTGGATCAGAAGCTTTATTTGATGAAGCTGATACTGACTTCTCAGGTACAGGTACACACCAAGCTGATCCTACTGGTTTAGTAGGCGTAACAGATGCTGATACAGATGGCACCATCGCAGACGAAGCTGATACAGTTTCAACATACGGTGAAGGTCTTGCTACAGCAGCTGCGGAAAGACTTGGTCGTGGCGAAACTGGCGACGGTGCTTTTGGTGAAATGTCTTTCACAATTGAGAAATCAACTGTGACAGCTAAAACAAGAGCTCTAAAAGCTGAGTACACAATGGAATTAGCACAAGACCTTAAAGCAATTCATGGTCTTGACGCTGAAGGCGAATTGGCTAACATTCTTTCTGCTGAAATCCTTGCTGAAATCAACAGAGAAATGGTTAGAACAATTCTTAAGAAAGCTAAAATTGGTGCTCTTCAAGCTTCAACAGCCGTTTCAGGTATTTTCAATGTAAATACTGACTCAGACGGTCGTTGGTCTGTTGAGAAGTTCAAAGGTCTTATCATGCAACTCGATAGAGAAGCAAACGTAATTGCAAAAGAAACAAGAAGAGGAAAAGGTAACTTTGTAATCTGTTCTTCTGACGTTGCTTCTGCTCTTGCAGCTGCTGGCATGTTAGACTACACACCTGCTCTTTCTGCTAACTTAAACGTTGATGACACAGGCAACACATTTGCTGGTGTTCTTAACGGCAGAATGAAGGTTTATATCGATCCGTATGCTACAGGCGACTTCGCATGTGTAGGTTACAGAGGTACAAACCCTTACGACGCTGGTATGTTCTACTGCCCTTACGTTCCTTTAACAATGGTTAAAGCAGTGGGTGAGAACGACTTCCAACCTAGAATCGGCTTCAAAACAAGATACGGCATGGTTGCTAATCCGTTCGTTGCTGCTGACGGCACCGGTACAGATAGAGCCAACCCTTACTTCCGCATCTTCAGAGTTGACGGTATTATGGTTGACTAATAGGAATTTAATTCTTATAAACCTTGAAAGGGAGCTTCGGCTCCCTTTCTTTTTTGTATAAATAGATATATGGCTAGATTAACTACAAACAAAAACTTCTTAAGCCCAGTAGGGTTTCAATTTAAAATTGATAGTAATCAGTATCCGAATCTGGAATACTTTTGTACTGCTGCTACATTACCAGGTTTAAACCTAGGTGATACCCCAGTTCCATTTAAGGGGGTTAACCTATCATTTACAGGCGATAGGGTATCTTTTGAAGATCTATCTATTACTTTTAATGTAACGGAAGATATGGAAAACTATATTGAAACCTTTAATTGGATTCATAGTTTGGTACAAAGCACTAACGCAGAAGATTCTAAATCTGATGCTACACTATTAATTTTGTCCTCACACAACAATGTAACTAAGGAAATAAGATTTACCGGGGTATTCCCAATAGGTCTATCTGCTTTAGAGTTTAATGCTCAGGAAACAGAAATATCATACCTTCAGGCAACTCTAACACTTAAATATACTACATTTGAATTTGTATAAAATAGTTTACAAACTGTAAAAAATACGGTATAATGTAAAGTATTTTATCTGTAAATAGGAATATTATGAATAATTTAGAAAAGATATTAGAAATGTGGAAGAAAGATTCTTCTATTGATGAAATGAAATTAGATGAAGCATCTAGAGAATCGGCGAAGCTTCATTCAAAATACCTAGAGCTACTCAGCGTTAATAGACTTAAACTAAAAAAGACAGAGATGGATTTTAAGGTCCTTTTAAAGGATAAATGGTTACACTATAACGGTAAACTATCTAAGGAAGATTTAGATTCAAAAGGATGGGATTATGATCCTTTAGGTGGTTTAACAGTATTAAAAAGCGATATGGATTATTATTATGATTCAGATCCTATTATCCAAGAGCAACAAGCCAAAATACAGTATCTTCAGGAAATGTGTGACACCTTAAAGGAAATCCTAGATAGTGTTAAATGGAGACATCAGACAATCAAAAATATGATTGAGTGGAGGAAGTTTACCAGTGGAATTTAAGATACATGAACACAGATATACTTTTAAAGGTAACTTCGCGTACGCGGCCGACTGCATACGACACGCTCTCGAGATAATGGGTCATACCGAAGGTGAGCCTGGTCTAAATGTTTATAATCACACATGTAGAGATTTAGATCCATGGATTCCTGAGAATTCTATTATTTTTAAACCTACAGCACCTACAAGTAAGCATTTTCAAATATGTGACTTAGGATATGCGAACAGTTCTCGTATTACGTTTGAGGAACCTATTGAATACGATTTAAGAAAATATGATCAAACTGAATGGAATGAAATTCAAGACATGATTCAAAGGAGAGCAAATAAATGGGATGATTCCATTATGCTTAAATGGCCAGATGCAGAGAATGTAAAGAAAGATCATATATTGATTGTAGGTCAAATGCCGGAAGATGAAACCGTAATGGGATTTGGATTTGGGGATCATTGGAAGAAAATGTGTATGATCATAGATAAACTAGAAGATTATGATAATGTTGTAATTAAGCTACATCCTAGGATAGATAAAGCTAGTCATAGAATAAGAGATCTGAATAAGAAGATAGAAGGATGGAGAGAAAAAGGCCATCAGGTATTTCACGGATGGGAATCTATACATAGTATACTACCTTACACAAAGGTAGCAATAATGGAAAACAGTACTTCTGGTGTTGATTGTATGATGCACGATGTTCCAATTATTTCATATGGCTATCCTGACTATCATTGGATAACAAAAGATCTTCGCATACTGACAACCTTAAAAGATTATATAAATGATCTTAGTTGGTTCAATAAAGAAAAAAGTAGGAGGTTTATTTGTTGGTATATAAATGATTATCTTTGTTGTGATATTCCTTCGACTGTGAATAGACTCCAACAATTAAAAGAGGAAAATGTATCTTTGCATTTGTAATAATGTTAAAGAAGGGGACCTAGAAAGATATCATTTAATTGGTACAAGTTGTGGCCGGTGTAAAAAGATGGAAACAATAATAGTTAAGAAAAAGAACGAAACATTCCTACAGATAGAAACAGAACCCAGTATAGAACAAGAATTAGCAGAACACTTCTGCTTCTATGTTCCTGGGTATAAATTTATGCCAGCTTATAAAAACCGTTTCTGGGATGGTAAGATAAGACTTTTTGATTATAGAAAGAAAACCTTATATTGTGGTTTGTTTGAATATCTAAAAGAGTTTGCTGACGTAAGACAATATAATATAGTAGTTGATCCTAATTCTTTTTATGGAAGACCTGATTCTATAGAGGATATAGACGTTGAAGATTTCATTTCTACACTAAGACTAACAGCGAATAAAGAAAAGATTGAACCTAGAGATTATCAGATTGATGCCTTAAAAGAATGTCTCATAAAGAATAAAAAATTATTACTTTCTCCTACCGCATCTGGGAAAAGTTTAATCATATATATGGCCGTTAGATATTTCTTAGAGAATTCAGGTAAGAATGTTCTAATTATTGTGCCTACTACATCTCTTGTTGAGCAAATGTACTCTGATTTTGATGATTATTCACGATTTGATGATTGGGAAGCTTCAGAGGTATGTCATAGAATATATTCTGGTAAAGAAAAATATAATCTAAGTCAAAGAGTTATTATTACTACATGGCAATCCATATACAAACTACCTCATGAGTGGTTTGAGAATTATGGTATGGTGATAGGCGATGAGGCACATAACTTTAAAGCTAAATCACTAACTGCAATTATGGAGAAATGCTGTGAAGCAAAATACAGAATCGGAACAACAGGAACCCTCGACGGTACGCAAACACATCAGCTTGTTTTGGAAGGCTTATTTGGACCTGTATATAAAGTCACTACTACCAAAAAACTTATCGAAGCCGATGCTTTATCAGATTTGGATATATCCATTTTACTATTAAAGTATAAAGAAGAATATTGTAAGGCTATCTCTAAATTAAAGTATCAGGAAGAGCTTGATTTTATTGTCAGATACGAACCTAGAAATAATTTTATTTCAAATCTTGCTTTAGATCAAGAGGGTAACACCCTTATACTATTCCAGTATGTAGAAAAGCATGGAAAGCCTTTACATAGTATGCTAAAAGGTAAGATTGATGAGATGTCACAGACAAACCATAGGCTTTTTTATGTTTCTGGGGAGACAGATGTAGACACTAGGGAAAGCATTAGATCAATTACAGAAAAAGAGTCGAATGCTATTATTGTTGCCTCTATTGGTACTTTCTCTACTGGAATTAATATTCGAAACCTTCATAACATTATATTTGCATCCCCTTCTAAATCCCAGATTAGGGTATTACAGTCTATTGGTCGTGGATTAAGAAAATCTGATGATGGGAGAGGTACTAAAGTGTTTGATATTGCAGATGATCTTCATTGGAAGTCTAAGAAGAATTATACATTAGAGCATGCAGCAGTTAGAATACAAATATACAATAAAGAAAAGTTTGACTATAAGCTCTTTGAAATAGAAGTATAAATAAAGATATGACAGAATACAATAATCTAAACATAAGACATTTTAAGCTGTTAAACGGTGAACAAATCATTGCTCTTGTTTCTTCAAAAAACGAAGATAATGTAATGATAGAAAGACCTGTTTCAATACAGGAAAATGTTATGGGTGGATGGAGATTCAGTCATTGGTTTCCCTTTTCTGATAAGAAAGTTTTTAAAATATTAAACTCTAGTATAATGAATCATTCTGAAATAGAAAACTCTTTAAAGGGAGATTACATAAGATTTGTCATGACACCTATTCCTTTAAAACCACCTACCTCTACTGATCTAACATTAGAAGATATCATTAATGAGTTAAGTGAAGAGGATCTTGACTCTGACTATGATAAGAGTACACCTAAAGGAGTGATAATACACTAGTATATATCTATCCCCCGGTGGAGCTTATATATTATACCATATAAATTTTGGTTTGTAAACCCCCTAAATGAAAAAAATTAAATTAAATTAGGGGATTTACATATCTCTAAAAATACGGTATAATGTTATCTATTATTATGGAGAATTTATAAATGTCTAAAAACAAAGCTCATTATATAAACAATAAAGAATTCTCCTTAGCTGTTGTTGAATATGTTAAAGATGTGAATGAAGCTAGGGAAAGAAAAGAAACAACCCCTATCGTAACTGATTATATTGCTAGATGCTTTCTTAAGATTGCCGAGGGTCTTTCCCATCGTCCAAATTTTGTAAGGTATACATATCGGGAAGAAATGGTGATGGATGCAGTAGAAAATTGCTTAAGGGCAATTGGTAACTATGATATCACTACTGCTACACGTACGGGTAATCCAAATGCATTTTCTTATTTTACTCAAATATGTTTCTATGCGTTTGTTCGAAGGATTACAAAAGAAAAGAAACAACAGGAAATCAAAGCCAAGTTTATTGAGAAAATGGGAATCGAAGACTTCATTGAAATGGGTATGGATTCACAAGGAGCTCAAGAGTCTATGGCTTATGTAGATACTTTAAGACAGAAAATCGGAATTATAAAAGCAAAAGACGATGCTGTTAAGAAGTTCGCAAAAGAAGAAAAGAGAAGAGAAAAACTAGAATTGTTTATGGTGTAATATGAAAAAAATGACTGAAAAACAAAAAGCAAGACATAATAGAAAGTCTGAGCTTAGATTTGAAAATAAGATTAAAAGAAAGGTAAGAAGAAAGGTTGTTAGACTTCAAACTGAGAAGGCTGCAATAAAACTTCGTAGAGCCCTTAGAGCAATAAGAGCAAAACTATGAAGGTAGCTATACTTAACGACACACATTGTGGTGTGCGTAACTCATCTGATATTTTTCTAAACTATCAAGAGAGATTTTACACAGAGGTATTCTTTCCATATTTAAAGGAAAATGGGATTACCAATATCCTACATCTTGGAGACTATTATGAACACAGAAAGTTCGTTAACTTTAAAGCGCTCAATGCTAATCGTAAGCATTTTCTTGAGCCTATGCGTGATGCCGGTATTACCATGGATATTATACCCGGAAATCATGATGTCTATTTCAAAAACACAAATGAGCTGTGTAGTCTCAAAGAATTGCTTGGTTATTTTACCAGTAATGTAAACATTATAATGAAACCAACTGTGTTGGATTATTCTGGATTAAAGATTGCAGTACTACCTTGGATTAATAATTCTAATTATGAGGAGTATACTAAATTTGCTTTATCCTGTGATGCTCCTATACTTGGGGCTCATTTGGAATTGAAAGGATTCGACATGATGGCAGGTATACCTAATCCTCATGGAATGAATGCAGAGATCTTTTCACGGTTTGAAATGGTATTATCTGGGCATTTCCACACAAAGTCAAGTCAAGGAAATGTTCATTATCTAGGTTCTCAAATGGAGTTTACTTGGGCAGATGTAGACGATCCAAAATACTTTCATGTTCTCGATACTGAGACAAGAGAGGTAGAAGCAGTACGTAATCCAATTACAATGTTTAAAAAGATCGTGTATGATGATAAAAAGACCGATTATAACAATGTTGATGTTACTGAATATGAAAAGAAATTTCTTAAACTGGTTGTACTAAATAAGAATGACCTTTATATGTTTGATCGCTTTGTTGATAAATTACAGAGCATTGAAACCTATGAATTAAAAATTGCAGAATCGTTTGAAGAGTATCTGGGAGAAAGCGTTGAAGACGAGAAAATATCCCTTGAAGATACTACAACCCTATTGGATTCATACGTTGATGCAGTTGAAACGGATCTTGATAAAGATCACTTAAAATTAGAATTGAGAAAGCTTTATACTGAAGCACAAAACTTGGAAGTAGTATGATATATTTTAAAAGTTGTAGGTGGAAGAATTTTCTATCCACCGGAAACGACTTTATTGAGATTAAACTTGATAAGTCACCGACAACTCTCATTGTTGGACAAAATGGTGCTGGTAAATCTACATTGTTAGATGCCATTTCGTTTGGTC